CAAGAGATAGCCAAGAACGTGGGCGATATACGCTCCACTGGAATTGAAGAGATGCTCCGCGAGCGGGTGCTACCCGCCAGTGGTTATGCCACTACCCAACGACGTTTCAGTGCGACGGCGCCGTACCGTGCGGTTCGCGTTAGATGGTTAGGATCCATCGTCTCCCGGACTAAGTCCGGAAGCTCGAGAGAGTCCAAAGCCTTAGCTAGCGCAGCGTAGTCGTCCAGTCTGTCAGTGCGATAGACTGGTTCTGGGACCCATGCCTTTACTTCAAGGCGATGGAGGGTAGGATTCCATCTTTCGACGGACCTACCTCCCAAAAACGATATACGCCCAAGTCCAGCGCATTCCTCAGAGACCCAGGGAAGACTCCCTAGGAACTTCTCACATGTACTATACATGTAGGAGGCCGTCAGCCAGTAACCTCTCTTATAAAAGAGGCCTGCGGTACGGATCCATGAGATGATGCGCTCTGCTTGCCGCCTGTTCTTAGGTGGAAGTTCACGAATGTAGGTCGGTGTAACCGACTCTCCATCGTAAGCATCCACACCGCAAGATTCGCGGAACTTACCGTTCCAAAACGACTTCTTGAGGTTTACCTTACAGAGGTACTCTTGTAGGTAATCAAGAACAGCAACCGCATGACTACGGTAGACGACAATGTCGTCCCCATAGACATAGATTCCGCGAGTAACCTTTCGGATACTCTCGAAGTCTATCGGTAGGTTCTGTATCCTGAGAGAAGCAACTACACAACTAGTGTAGAAGTACATTGCTTCAACAGGAAAACAGAGAGCTGATCCCATCGACGCAAACTTCTTGAGAGGGCCGATCACTCGGCCATCAGGAAGAAGCGCAGATGTCGAACGGCAAGCGAGGATCGCATCCCGTAGAACGGGATTACAATCGAACATCCGCATCGCTAGATCAAGTGGAACTCGATCTGACGCTTCGGATAAATCGATTGTTGCGTACTCGCCTGTCTTCGAAGCATCCAAAGCTAGGCGCTGGTTAATCGATTGGTCACGGAAATTCACGTGACCAGCCGACAATTTCCAGCCCGCAATACGCTTGTACAGCGTATCTCGAATCCCTTGTTGCACAAACTGCATGCAAGAAGGTTCGATAGCAATGATGCGGGGGGCTTTCAAAGTCTTCGGGACCGAGACTACCCTGACGGGAAGCTCGTTCTCGGGAGACAAGAACGTCACCTTCTCGAATTCCTTTTCTAGGGACGCCCCCAAAGGGAGCGCTGTACCCAGAAAAGGGAAGTAAGATTCGAGACGTTCATGCCAGTACTGCCAAAGATACTTGCGGTTTCCCACAAGTCCTTCAGCAGTATGGCCAGGTCCATGCTTTGGGCGACAATCTTCTAGCGTTATGCCAGATAGACAGCCAGTCCAAAGTAGATCAGAGACGCGACCAAAAAGATCGCGAAAATGATCAGAGACCTGTTTAGATGAAAGCTCAAGCTCTGTCGAGATGAATCCCTCCATCGCCGCCTTCTCCCTTTCGGGAGTGCAGTCGAGCTGCACCTTGCTGAACGCACGGCAAATTTGCCGTATAGCGCCAACAAGAATGTCAGCATAAACTGAAGGTGGTCGAGATAAGGGGGAATCATCCTTTAACCTCCCGGTTTCCCGGTCGAACAAAAGACCGAGCATACCTTGCAAGAAAGCAGGGATTGCTCCACGCTTTCCGCCAGGAAGGAAACAACGTTTCCACCCACGGAAGCATGCTGGGTCAACACGCCCAAGCGCTAAACTTCTTTCGAAGTCAGTGCAAAAGGCAGGAAGGGTAATCGTTAAAAACGAAATACCCTCTGTTTCGACCCGTGACTGCACGGTTTGCAGATCACGTAAATCGGAAACATCAGCGGTGCACTTGCTCCATGCATCCCTAAAGATGCAGAAGAGCAGCTCGAGGTCAAGGCTACTTGCGTGGCTTTTCAACTTCGCCTCCTACTGGGGGTCGAAAGTTCCAGCTACGCCAGAGCGCCGACAGTCACAATCTATCCCAGTTGGCGAAGATTATTCGTCTTCCGACGGAAAATCACGCCTATTGGTCTTAGCGGTCTTCGGTCGTTTCCTAGCGTTCCCCCGCTTACGCGGGTTTCGCTCCTGAGGTGTCTCCACCTCAGGATCATCTCCATGTTTCTCAAGGAGATCGGAAATGATCTCAGTTGCAACACCAGCGGAGCGAAGAATAGTTGACAATTTCACAACTGTTCCTCCTCTTAGTGTTGCTCGCCAAGTAAAGCCTGAATGAGCGAGGAATTATTCATCTTGGCCAAAAGGCCAAGTGCATAATCCTCGATCTCAGCGTTTGTGAAGCCAAAAGCCGGGCGGTCAATGACCATCCAACAGCTTAAGGTTACTTTCACATCCGGTGCAGTCGAAGAAGCGCCAGGGTCGGCGACAAGTACGTCTTTTTCAAGCCGTACCATCGTAGCGACATTGCGTTTCTTTCCCTCTTGGTGAGAGACGATCAATCGAGTCAGCCCATCACTGGACTGATAGATTGATTTTAGACCGTCATCCTGTATCCTTGGAAGGGATACAGCTGAGCCCCCATCAGGGGTGATAGATTGTGGATCGGCTAATGCCATAGCGTAGTTAACCTCCCTTGAGTGGGCAGTTAACTGCGGACCAGGGACATGGGTGCCAAACCACATCCTTGTCTTAGAGTCCACAGTGCAACATCAAAAGCAGCTCCTGGCCCACAGTGGCCACATCACCGGAAATTCCGGCCATGGGGTATATGGGTTATACCGAGGGCTGCTAAGATGCCTTTCCTCTCCCAGGATAGCTCATCGCTACCTGTAGAGGGGCCGAAACTGAACGGGTTCGCCTCTACCCTATGCTTTGTGTGGAGTTTCATGTGCCATTCACATGACACATCGCCGTTAATCATGTGGATAACCGAACGGTTAACCACGCGAAAACGACGCTCCCGCATAATGTAGGCGTACTTCCAAACTAGATCGTCCTCAGCTGAATCCCAGTTTGTAAAGACTGGGCCAACAGCTAAGAACCAATCTACGAGGAAAGTCCAAGGCGTGTGTTTCCACAGAAGTGTCGGATTAACCCTAGCCCCATACAATTGTATGAGGAGAAGGAGATCAGCGATCGTTTTCTCGACCGATGAAACTCCAGGTTTTTCCGTCAGTTCCAGTAACCGACTGAAATACCTACATCGTCCAACGAACCAGATTTTATCATCTGCTTCGATGTACGTTTCGGTATTGCCCCACTTATTGGGACGGTCAGGATACGGGAACCTCACACATGCAGTCGGCGGTGCCGGGTGCACGTGTGGAGCATTATCCGAATCGTAGGATTGGTAAGTACCATCCACTCTTCGGTAACCGTGGGAACGCAAGGTGCGTCTCCGATAAAGCCATTGGCCGTTGTAGCGTTTCCAGCGCTCCAACGTTTCCTTCTGGCCCATAAAAGTCTTGAACATAGATTCAAGATCTCTTACGGTCGGAGCCCAACCAAACTCGTGGTTGATGAAGTTTTCCGCAAGATTTCTTGGACTCAATACGGCAAGTGCTTTCGCAACATTGCCCATTGAATGCCAGATGTCTGTAGCCAACTTAAGAGTTGTCTTCAGCTGTCCGGCAATATCACTGGCTTCCGCCAGGAATAGACCAAGATCCGCGGTAGGCTTCAGGGGTCTCGCCGAAGCGATACCCTGTGCACCGTATGGCCATGCGTCCATATCCAGGTCCATCCCCGAAATTCGAGGATCGACGCTGAATTTGGAGGCCAGTGTATCCCCGAGGGGGCCAAAGTCCGAAGGGACAAAGCCACCATCGTGGATATACTGAATAAACCCATCAGACATCGCGAACGTACGCCCTTGAACCTCTCCAAGAGGAATTTCATTCTTCATGGAAAGGAAAGGCCCTCCAACATTATGTTGGATGGCTGACAACGGCTTTGGATAGACAAAGCGGAATCGAGAGATCCCACCCGCTTTACGCGGAGGGAACCATCGACCCACCTTTGGCGTTTCCAAAGAATGGTTAATATCCCAACACTTCTCTTGGAAAAGAGAAGGCTGGCGAAAATCGGAATCGGTCAACCAATCGTGGAAGCTAGAAAAGCTACCATAGATTGGGTTGAGACGAAAACCGGTTCTCGCAATCAAGTCTCCCTTTTGGAAGACATGGGACCGTTGTCGGAACCTTGGCCCATATTTGGGCAAAGGTGGCTCACCAGTCGGAAGAACGGCTTTGTCCTTTAAGACATCCCCGATCTTCTTCCTACCGTCTTTCTTTCTCTTCCGGTGCTTAGGCTCCGGATGAGGAGGATCGATAGGATACTCGACGATCCAGACATGCCGTTTTATATCGGCCTGCCAGACGCGTCTAGTACGAAATGTTCGCGTATCCCCCCGTCTCCTGTAATATTTACCAGGAGGCGGAGGTAGTCTGACTCGCGCCATACTCACCTCCTCCTGAGGACAGTTTCGAGGACCATCCGCTGATGATCCAAGGACCCCCTAGG